CCTTGTATACGTGTAGCTCTATTTGCAGAAGGGTCATTTACAATATTGGTATCTAACCATCTATTAACACCAGGTAAGAATTGTTTTTGACCGCCACCAGTTTTTAAATCTTCAATGGCTTTGGTTACATCAGAACGCATGTTTTGTATATCATTTTTCATTACTGGTAAATCAAACGCAGCAACCCTAGCTACTTCATCATTTTTTGCTCTATCAATATCTGCTTCTTTATTATACGAGGTCTGTCCAATTGGTTGAGTACTTTCAGAAAGCAATTTGTCTCTTGTTGGTGCATCAATCTCTCCGTTATTATATGACTCCCATATGGTATTAGTACTTTCTTGTTGTGCTAGTGCTTGTTTATTACTCATTGGTACAACAGCACCACTTCCTAAAGTAACATCATTTACTTTAGGATTTTCTTTTGATGTTGCAATTTTTTCAACTTGTTCAGGGTCTTGTAAAAATTGTTGATTTTGAGTCATGGCTGACATATCTCTTATTGAGTCGCCATTTGGAGTTACCCACCACCAAGTACCAGTATCTGGGTCTTGTTCATGAGTTGAACCAAATGGTATAACACCAACTCCTGCCTTAGTAGCAGTTGGTATTAATCTATCAAATATACTAGAGCCAGCTTGTTGCAATGTAGGATTGTCTAATCCCATCATTCTAGTAGCAAGCTCATTTCTATCCCCACTCTTAAGATAGCCAGAACCTTTTTGAGTAACTACATTATGACTACTCAATGGATCGGCACTTTCCCTATAACCAACTTCAGGTGTACCAATTAGTTCTTTCATTTGCTGCATGGATGCTAAGTGCGCCTTTTGCCTCTCTTTAGCAGCTCTTTCTTCAGGGCTAACTTTATACATTTCTGCATAGTTTGGCTGCTGAGGTAGTGCCGGTGCTTGTTGATTCTGCCCTTGAGATAAGAATGCCAGCATTGAACCAAGTGCTTGGCGACTATCATCTTGAGGTGCTACACGTGGTTTTACTATATCGCCACTTAATAAATCTTGTATTGTGAGGCCCATTATCCACCTCCAGAAAGCATTTTAAGTAAAGTATCCCATGTTGCATTTGGATGAACTGCACCAGGCATTTGAGGCATTTGAAATACGCCAGCAGCACTCATTGGTTGCCTTTGTGGTTGCTGTTGATTTTGACCTTGCATAACCTGTTGCATCATCTGCCCATACATGGGGTCATTAGGTTGTCCTGCAACCAAGCCAGCCGAGGTGTCTTGTGGAGTAGCCCACTTCTCCCATTTCTTATCACCGCCACCACTACCCATGCTAGGAGGAGATGCTGCAGCACCAATAGTTGATGACATCATTGGATTGGTTGATGTTGGTGATCCAGTAAGTGCTTGGTTTAATGAGCTTTGTGGTAGCACAGCACCATCAACTGGGCCAGACATAGCACTACCAGCACCACCCATAGACTTTTTGCCGAGCAAGTCCATTAGCCCACCACCTGACCCACTACCTTTAAATAAACCAGATAATATTTCCATCAATCCTGCGTCCATATCTATTCCTTATACTTTGTATTGCGTTGAACCGTCAGCACCGTACCATTCTTCACCAGCGCTAGAAGGTAGAGTGCCATTAATATATTTTTGAACTGAATAAAAGGTAGCCCCAGCTTTACCAAAAACACCACCATGCCATGAGGTAGGTAGTATTCTGATAGGGGTAGAAGAACATGTGCCTTCATAATATTTACCTTCATTTTCAAAGACTACATCGCCAGAATTGAAAACCTCATAACTATCCATATTCGGATGAACATGCAGTTTTATTTCAGTATTAGGCGGCACATGAATCAACTGAACTTGATAGACATCACTTCGATAGACATTAAAAAGTGTGACTGTTTTTCCTAAATCATCTTTATAGGTATAAATTGGATCATCAAGAGGTATATTTAGCGGTCTACCATTACTGAACCACCAATTCAGAAAGCTAGTTAAGTCATCGTAGATCATTTTCCACCACCACCACCCATACCCATCGCACTGCTATTTCCAAAACTACTGCCAGAGTTTAAAACTGTTGGTGAGCCGAGACTGTTGGCCCAGTTACTAATATTTTGCCAAGGCATCATGGTAGGCGCAAATGAACCCATGCCCAGATTTTGCATGTTCTGACCTTGCCCTAATGCACCAGTCTGAACACCTTGTTGAGCGTTCAACATGCCTGACATCATTTGTTGACGTGCAAGAGTTCCAGAGTCTGCTTGTTGTGCAATATTTAGCTTGTTAGTCAAGTCTTTATCAAACGTGTTATAGCCAGTAGCTGCTAAGTTCTTTTGCAGATTGCCGTTGATGTCGTACATGCCTTGAGACGTTGCGACACCATGCCTTGAGCCACCCGACATACCAGAGGCGGCAGACCTTGCATCAAGATTAGCCAGCATGTTATCAGTTGCACGATTAGCATCTGCTGTATAACCAGCCTTCATTGCATCTGCATAGTTATTACCATTGCCGCCCATCATCTGAGAATATATATTTTGGGTATTGGTAGGGCTGTTTAGAGATTGTTGCAATGATTCGGATAACTTATTGGCGTTATCCATATTTTGATAAACACCACCATTTAATTGATTTTGCCATTCTGGCATTGCCGACTGATTAGTCCTATTAATGTAGTCTTGCACTCCACCCATCTGCTTATTAATAGAATTACCAACGCTTCCAGCCGTATCCGCAGCTCCACCAAACAGTTTGGTAAACGCGTCAACTTGCCATTGAGGGATTGATTGATTAAAATTGCTATTATTTTTTGCCGAACTCTGTGAGTAATTTCCACCACCTGACATGCTATTCTCCTAATTTATTGAGTGATTTACCTGTTACTACATACTTCTGTGTCATACCGTAACGGTTCCATAGTCGGATGATTGACTCACGACCGGAACCCTCAAGATAAGTTGCACCATTTTGTCGAATAATGTCCTCAAATTGCCCCCAAGTATTACTATTAGAAACACACTTGCCACCAATAGCAACCACAAAAGCCACACGGTTAGTGGGTCGATTGAAGTACGATACAACCAAAGCACCATGTACTTTCTCATTCTCGTCAGTGGCAATAATCAGTTGCCAGTTGCCTTGTGTTAGCATGACTTTTATCTCTGCTGTGTCATAGTCACCAGCAGAATAGGCAAGTGCCGACTCGATAAAGTGTTCTACATAGGGCCATGTTTGATTGACGTAATTAGTATGAATTGCCTGTACTTTTAAACTCATCCTAGTAACGTCCATACACCAGTTGTTTTATAAATCCATGCACCCTCAACCGTAATCGTTGGTGCTATGATATTCTTGAAATAGTAGATTTTACCTACCACGGGCTTTGTAGGTAACGCAGTAAGCACTGGCAAGTTGCCCAGTTGCAGTGTCCTGTTTTCAAGTGCTGATAGCTGTCTAAACAGGTATTCAGTCAGTTGAGTATCGGTGTTAGCTGGAGGTTGTTCCATTATCTAAACCCATTCACGACATACTGGATGTCTAGCCCTGTTAAGGTGAAAGGTAGCGTACCCGTTGAATAAATACGCCATGAGAGCAGCTTGCCTGTTGTCCTTATATCCACCTTACGCATGGTATTAGGGTCAAAAGATACTGGTGCTTTCCAAGCTATTGGCCCTGCTACGAACTGCTGAGAGCCAAGCTGAATCAGTACCGGTTCTTGTGAAACAATATGTGGAAACACACTCTGTGTTGTGGTTACAACCTCTTGCCCCTCTAATGGAAAACTTAAGCGTTCAAGCAATGTGTTTTGGGTAGTCGTAGCATCATCTAACTCTAACGAGATAATGGCACTATTAACATTGTTGGTGCTTACAATCGTTCTTGAGAAGATAGAGGTTGGGTCATACGTCCAGTTCTTAGGGTTTTCATTCCACCCACCCAGCGCATTACTCCAAAGAATAGGTACTTGTAAGTTAGGGCCAAACGCTAAACCAGTTGTTGTGTTTGGGATACTACGCATTGATACGAGATCGTCTTGAGCATTAATAACAAACGCTATGTTAGGCAGCGTATTATTAACCTGTGGAATACAAAACCAAATCTCTTCAGTAACAGGATTTGCATAGGCAAACGAGTTCATGTAATAAGTCGGGTCAATATTATTAACCAACTGAGTCTGCATTTGGTTATGCAAAACAGACACAAAGCTATTGCCATCAGTCTTTAAGATGTCACCGTCTGTTAAAAAGTAATGGTATCCTTTGCTCTCAACTACGCAGTTCTTAGCCAGCAAGCCATAACTGGTGGTTAGTACATTTCTAGCCCATACAAACTCACCACCCACATATGATAAAGAACTAATGCCACGTTGCGAGTACAGCATGAAGTTATCACGCAATGTCATACCGTCCACTAGATCACCCATATCACCCCCGACTGAAGCAATACCAGCTATAGCGCTTAAGTCTGTTTCATCCCAGGTAAACGGCAAACCGTTAATATCAGCCGGGTGTGACCATCGGTAACTAGTCGCTAAGACGGTAGAAGATTGCTGGAGGTTAAGGGCGAACAGGAAGTTCTTGTGGGAGCGTACTACTTTGGCGCTGAGTCCGTGTGCTTGCCACGTCTGACCAGATTTAAAGTTGAGGGGTTGAAGTTTTTGCGCTACTTGTTGTGGAGACCAGTAAGCAGGGTAATCTTGTATATTATTAACGATGGGGATACTACCTAATAAGCATCCTGTCCACCGTAGTTCACCGCCTGCACTAATGCCAGTATAAGCACCTACTTGAGATATATCAGTCCAAGCTGTGCCGTTGTACACCCATGCTACCTGAGTACCCGTCGGACTATTTTGTCCAAGAAGCAGATAGAAGTTGCCGCTCTTACCCAATACCGACAGGATAAGCCCAGCCTTGAAGTTAGCACTGGGTGTGGCTAACGTATAAGACATGTTTGAGGCTTTGATCTTGCCATTTAACAACTTATAGTTAGTGCCATAGGTTAAGGTATTAGCCGGTAAATCACATGGCTCTAAGTCAAAGTTTATATTCTGAGAACCAAGGCTGTTTAACTTTAGGACTGTCATATAAATCTACTCGCTTAATAGGTTTATTTGGGCTTGTAACTCTGGCACTGTTGGCGCTTTGTAATATGGCATTATCTTAACTCCGTCCAAACATATCCGGCGGCTAATAAATTGCAACTATATGAAGCCCCGGAAGGTACAATCACTGAAAATTTATTGAACTCAGCTATACTGCCCAAATTATAAGCTGCAAGTGCTCCATTAACAGTTATAGTACCCGTTGCCCCTGCTACAGCAGTAAATATATTTACCATTATTGGCTTACCTGTTGTATTATAATAATTAGTAGCTTGTGCTCTTGAAGCGCTTACATCCTGCCAAGTCTGCCCCCACCCTATGCTAGATTCATAGACATTGGCTGTTGTCGCAATCTGCGCTGTATTTGTTCCAGCATTTGCCGTAAGAGCGGTAACTACGCCAGTTAATGCAGTAATAGAACCTGACAACCCCATGCTCATTTTTCTAAGTGCCGTACCTGTTCCAGCGCCTACTCCTGTAGCTGTAAAAACTAATCCTACTGTATTAGAGGCAGCACCAATCAAAGTAAAGTTGGTAGTGCCAATAGACTGAATAGTGTAGATACCGCCTATGTCAAATGTGGTGGCTGTCTCACGTTGTGCTGTTGTATTAGTTTCTCTAAATGCTGTGCCAGTACCCATTGATGTACCAATATTGGCACAGGTAAATGTAGAATTAACTGTATAAGTCCGTAAGGCTGTACCTGACCCAGTGCCTGCACCTGTGGCAATAAATGAAGTGCCTATAGTATTGTTTGCCGCACCAATCAGAGTAAAATCAGTAGTACCTGGCGAAACAATGACGTATGTTCTGCCCGCCACAAGTGCAGTAGCAGTTACATTGGTAGTGTTAGCGATTGTATTCCATTGTGTATTAGTAGTTGTGCCTATGGTCTGTATTGTATAGACAGCACTCAAGGTAAAACGACCTGCACTTTCAATAATACCGCTAGTAACATTCAAGCCATTTACGTCTTGAAGATTAGTGACCAACTCGCTACCTGTAATGACGGTCTTAGCGTTAATCTGCCCTTGTGCCTTGCCTATAGAAGCTAGTAAGGTGTCTGTACTTGCTATAGCTGTGTTTGCACCAATGACATAGCCAGATATAGTCGGCAATATAGTTGTTATGCTACCTGTATGAAGTGAGTTTAATTCAGCCTCTGTAGCAGTGATAGGGATGTTATATCCTAATGCAGCAGCACCAGGGAACTGTGCTTTTAATACCGATTTAATCAGCCGTAAATGATTATCTCCCTCATTGACTGGATCAGCTGAAGTTGGATTTGATGAAATAAAACTTGAGATTGTTGAGCCTGTTTCTAAACCCATAGTAGTTACCCTGCAAAAGTGGTGAGTGAAGTGCCTGACCAAGTGGACTTAGCATCATTTAAAGTTATCTCTGACATTGCTTGTTGAAAGCGTCCATCCCACAAACTTGATGCTTCAGCGTCTTTAACAAAGCTATTAATCTCTACCAGTAGACCAAAGACATAAGCATCTGGATTAGAATCTGACAGCCAGTTAGTTGTTAAGTCAGTAGACAATGGAGGTAAAGTTCTGAAGTAATCAATTTCTAACGAATGGTCAGAGTCATAAAAAGGTTGCACATGAATATTTCCAGAAATAACCGTATAACAAGGAAACTGTGTCTCACCATTATTAATAAGGTTAGCCATCTGTTCTGGATTAACTTGTAGAAGTGTTACTCGACTTGTTGAGTTAGTATTGTCAATGACCTTGATAGAACGCATAACAGAGTAGTCGGTAGGTAACGGATAATACTCAAGCGTTGAACTCATTGCCGTCTTAGCCCGACTAGACATATCTAGCGTCATTAATGTGCGGTTAATTCTTGCTTCTGTAACTCGCAAAAAATTATCCATGCGAGAAGTTACTTCTAAATCTTGCCGATCAGCGTAGCCAAGTGTTAAGTTTATAATGTCGCTATAGTTCATTCTATTTCCCAAATAATAGGCGGTACATATTCAAACTGCCAAGTTCCCAAGTACAGACCAATATCTGCATTAACACCAGTTACAGAGTAAGTTCCATAGTTAGATGAAATCAATGTGTTATGTTGCATTATTGATGTCTGTCCAGCATACGAATACACGCCATTTTCAGCCAATATAACTTTGTGTAAAAATGCTTCAGCTGATTGTCCTGTGTAGGCATAAGTACCATTAGATGCAACAATTAAACTATTTTTATTGTTTAGTGCATTAACACCAACATAACTATATGTGCCATAGTTTGTTGTTAATATTGTGCTACCTGTCTTATCTGCTGATTGCCCTATGTAGGTATAAGCACCATTAGACGCAAGAATAACTTTGTGTAAAAATGCGTCTGAATTTATACCTGAATAGTTATAAATTCCGTTACTTGCATCTATTACACTATTCTTATTAGTTAGTGCATCAATGCCAACATAACCATAACTTCCATAGTCACTATTAATAACAGTGTTATTCTGAATATTTGCCGCATTTCCATCATAAGAATAAAGCCCTTTATCAGCGACTAATATTGTGCTACCTGTCTTATCTGCTGACTGCCCTGTATAGGTATAAGAACCAGTTAAAGAATAATTTAAGCCTTTTATTTCAGCAGGAGAAACGCAAAATGCTGATTCAGCAAATGATGAAAATCCAAACATCTTTTATCCCCTTAGTAACTCGGATACCATTTAGTAGTAATAGCATCGTATGTCATAATCAATGCCTTACTGACTACAGTAGTTGTAATCAAAGCTATATTGCCTGCCGTAGTCGTTGCAAAAATACCCGTTGGTATCAATGTGATTTGACCACCTGTAGTCAATAATGCTTGAGGCACAGTAATATTTACAACCGCTGTAGTACCTGACACAAACGTAATAAGTGCAGTAGGCGCAATGGTAGTTGCTGAGGCTATCGTAGGAGCTACTTGTATAGTTTGTAATGCGCCTGATAATGGCACATCTTGATTTAAAAAAGCAGCCTTGCCTAGCATACCATTGACAGGCACTTGGTCAGGTGCTGTACCGATTAGTGTACTCATAAGATCACCTCAGGCCAGCCAGCCCAGTTGTTAGGAATATGAAAAATAGAGCCTTCAGGTAAGTAATTAATAAAGCTAGGGTCTAGTTCTTGTAGCTCAACTAATGGAGCATCAGCGTAACCTTCCCATTCCCACATGCCCATCAGCGTAAATGGCAAGCCTAAAGTAGTTATAGACTCTACGGTAAAGTTGTCGGTTGTTGTTGCGTCTAAGATTGATAAGCCTGTGAATGTTTCTATTACATCAGGATCAGGTGTAGTGATTGTATAAGTTTCAGTACC